CTACGGATTGTGCTGGTTGGGGAAGAGGATTATAAGACATATTAGATTAAGAACCAATTAGAACCATTGTAAAAATAAGTAAAACTTTGATGATTGATAGTCATAATAACCGAACTATCATTCTCTACACTTGTTCCAGCACCTGCCTGGACTGTTATATTGTATGTAGCAATCTTATTACCCTCGTCTTTTACAATTAACTTCTTACCATAAGAAGGAATTTGTGGTAATACAATTGTTACTGGAACATTTGCACTTACTCCAATATAATCATCTACATTCGATGCCTGATAGTAAGTGGTAATACCAGAGATATTTACAATTGTTGTGCCACCAACATCATTTGGATCAACAAACTCTGCTTGATTTGTTGTGGAATTCCATTGTAAAAATTTATTATTATAAGCACCAGAATTAGTTGCGATGCCTACAATATCATCCAAGTATCTTAATCTGGTTTCGCCACCTCCACCAACTGTTGATAGTTGTTGTTGAATACGAGAAAGAAACAGTTTGTAATGTTTCTGTAAATCGTCAAGTGTTGCGAACTTTTGGTCTAATGGAGTTAATGGGTCTTGTTGAACTTTAACATCACTTGGTTCAGCAAGAAGACCTAATGATTTTTCAATCAGGTCTTCTTTGGGTTTTTCAAGTTCTTCTTTATATTCTTCCAAAACTTCAAGAACTTCATCCAAAGATTCTTCAATTACATCTTCAATTACTTGTTCTTGTTGTTTTGGTGTCTCAGAATATAACCAATCCTCAAATGCCTTTACAGTCTTTTGTTCTTGTATTTTTTTCTTTTTTATTTCTTTTTTACTTTCTTCAAGTTTTGACAAAAAAAGAGTTTCAAAGGAGTCCCCAACTAAAGACTCCTTTTTTTCTTTTTCTATTTTTTTGCCAATACTAATGGTTTGAAAAAAATCATTTACAGAGTCTCCTACAGTCTCTTGCAATTCTTTTTTTCTTTTTTGTTTTCCCGAACTAATAGTATTAAAAAAATCAGATAAATCTTTTGAATTATCTTCAAAATTCACTTATTATTGCTCCTCATCTTCTAAATTAAACATTGTTGCGGTGACTTCTGGTCTTACCGAATTGATTTTTTCTGAAGCTTTTGAGAAAAGAATTTCTTTAATCTTATCAGAAACATCTGATGGTGATGATTCACCAGCAATCATATCTACTAATTCTTCCATAACTATGCAAAATTAACTATTTTTATTTATATCTCTCCCTGACTACCCAATTCAACTCCTGTTTGGGCATCAGTGAGTCCACCTTCTTGTGGTATATTTCCAAAATTATTTGAAGATGGTTGTCCATTAGGCATACCCATCATAGGATTCATTGCTAAAGATGGGTCAGGAATAATTCCATCTTTAATTTCTTTTTTAATTTGCTTGTCAATTTCTAAAATTTCACTATCAGTTTGACCAAGTATCTTTGACCTTACATATTGTGATGAAAAATAACGACCAACATATGGTTCCATTGCTGCAACAACACCCAACTTATCGTTCATTAATTCATTTTTCTTCAAATCTGAAAAATGATTATCATAAACATAGTCAAATTGAATGTGGTCACTTAAGGTTTTCCAATCTTCTGGTGTTACAATATTCTTAAGAATTAACTGAGTTTTCAACATATCAATAAAGATTTGAGAAAATCTTTTTCTCAGTCTTCCGACAAATCTTGTGAATTTTAATTCATCTCTAAGAATTTCTGATGAACGTCCAAGATTAAATCCTCCACCGGCATCAAGACGAGTTGGGGGAACACCTAAAGAATCATAAAGTTTTTTCTGGAAATATTCAATATCAGCAAGTTCTCCAAGATTCTGACCACCAGGAAGAGTTGTGATTTCAGTTCCTCTGCCACCTTCTCTTCTTGGAAGCCAAAAATCTTCAAGCATTGCCATATATTTTCGGTCATCTTTAATTTCACCAGTATCTGCATTGTATACTAACTTGTTACGATAACGATTCATCACATCACGAAGATATTGCTCTGCCTTGATTTTTGGTAGATTGCCAACATCAATATAAAAAATTCTTCTTTCTGGAGCACGAGATAGTCTATAAATTACAAGACTATCTTCAATCATTCTTAATTGATTGAGTGATTTGATTGCTTTATGTAAAAATGATAATACAGTCTGCTTGTTACGATCAACCAAACCAGAAGTTATGTAAGTAATAGCATCTTTTGCGATTTTTACACTATTAACATCTGATGACTTATATGTTGCATTTTGAGAAGACCCAACATTTGGATCGTAAATATAGTACTCTTCAAGATCTTGTGTTGAAAAATCAATTTTATTTTTTCCATTTACAAATTGCCTATAATCAACACCAAAAGCATCATTATTCCCTTTTTTTAATTTCCTTACATATTTAATTTTAAGGGCATCAACATATCTAATTTCTTTTATGCCTTCATTTGGTTTTTTTAAATCAATCACTTTATGATAATAAATTCTTCCATCAACATACCAATTTCTAAAGATTTCGTGGCACTTTTTATCAAAGTCCATAATCTCTTTAATATACTTAAATTCTTCTCTGATAATATCTTTTAATTTATCAGATGCTGGAAGATTTGAAAGTTCTATTTCTACAGGAGAATCATTAAGGTCGGAAACTATTGCTTCATTCACAATATCTTCAATTGCACTATCACATTCTGGATGCAAAGACATCTCACGATATCTTCTAATCAAATCTGCTTCAGTCTTATAAACACCTTCAATATCTACATATTGTCCATAAAAACCACTAGAAATATAAAAATCGGATTTATCTTCCTCATTACGAGGAATGGGAGACATAATCCCTTTAGAATTATTGTCTCCCGTATCCTTTATTTTAAATCCAAATAATTTAGCCATAGTAATAATTGAGTCTATATCTATTATTTAGATAGTTCAGAAAATTCCAGTGCTTACTGAAGTGGAGTTAAATTCTTCTTGATTTCCAGATCCAAGAATACTATCTTGAGTTTCTCCGTCAAGGGCATCCCACCACTGAACCTGTAAATCTACAGTAAACTCTTGAATTACATCTGTTGAATCATAAGACAAATCAATTGCACTAATTGAAGTTGGAAATGTCCCATAAAATTCATATGACTTTAAATGCGGAATTTTCGTATTACTACTCATATCTTTTCCAACTATTGCTCTTCCAAGTTGATGTACTTTCATATTTGTTTGATATTCAACTGGACTAATTTGTCCAGAATTATCTTCGTGTTTGTTGATAAAATTCATCCATCTTTCAAATGCATTTCTGATTACAAAATCAGTGTCATTTATTACTGTAATAGTCCAAGGATCAAATGTTCTGTCACCAGCAATTTTTAAATTTCTTCCTCTGAATGGAATATCAATTACACTCAAAGTTGAAGCAGGTAAATTTGCTGCCTTTACAAGAAATCTAGTTTTTTCTTGTAATGCATTTGCGTCAATATTACTAGGAAGGGCAGCACTTGGAAAATTAATTACACATTCAAAAAGATTAGGTCTTGCTCCACCTCCAGTTAGTCTGCTCTTAAAATCATTTAAAGTTCTTACTGATGGGAAAATTGTTTCTTTTGCCATTGATTTTTACCTCTTTTAATTAAACAGTACCGATAACTTCTTCAAAACTAACTCCAGTGCGAGTAGCAACAAAAGTCAGTCCAATGAAGTTAATACTTCTTGCTGGTTTGACATAAATGTCAGCTTTAAACTGATTGGAGTCAATAATGTCTGGAGTATTGTTAGTTTCATCGCAAATTACAACATAATCAGAAACACCTCTTTTTGCTTTTACGTCACGAAGATATGGTTCAACAATATTAACAAAGTTTGATCTAGTAATCAAATCATTGAATTCAAAGAGTTGTGCTCTTGCTGCTCTTTCAATTGCCCTTTCAATGGTTAAGAATAGACGACGAACGTTAATTCTATCAAACGCAGAAGCATAAGATAAAGCAGTTTTATCTCCAAAAAGAATAATTCCAGCACCTTGGGAGAATATAATTGGATTGATTCTTGTTGTGTATAGTCTATCTCTTTGTTCTTGTGATGGATTATATGCAAGTTTAGTTGCATTATTAATTGTTCCTCTGCTTGATCCTGCAGGTGAATACCAAGGGAAAGAATTATTAGAAGTTCTTGCCATCAATCCAGCAATATCAGCATTACAAGGGATGTATCTAAATGTGCCGTTGAATCTATCATAAGTGTATTTGTAACCACTATCAAATACAGCATAAGAAGATGATGACAATGGACCAAAAAATTCAATTATATTATTAGTTTGAGTTTCTGAGTTTGAAATATTAACCACTCCACTTCTATGTGGAGAAATAACTGCAATACAATCTTTACGTAAATCTGCAATTGCAATTAACTCATTTGCCTTTGCTTGTGAATCATAAATTGTTGTTCCACCTGAAGGACCACTAATTAAATAATCAATAGAGTATTCTGCTGGATTTGTAAATTTTCTATAAGCAGTAATTACATTTGATAAACTTGCAGAATAACCACCAACATTATTAGTTACACCGGAATAATCTGCTCCACCAGATAATTCGTAAGTTTTTGCTCCAACACAATTGAATGTATTTCCTTGTGCCTCTAATCCCCAAGTAGTGTCAGTTGCTGCAGAATATCCAGATAAAGTAGAGAATTTAGTTTTAACACCAGTTGATGCAATGCCTGCAAAAATATATTGAGATTGTTCTCTAATGATATCTTTATAATAAATTGCTTGATTTGGAGAAATTTTACCATCAGATGCTTTAGAAACTCTTTGGTATTTTTCTAAAATATTTCCAACTGAACTAGTGACTGCTCCAGTATCATCTACAACAACAATATTGATTTCGTCATTTTTTGCACTTCGTTCTGCTGCATATTGAGATGTTCCTGGTCTTGGTGCAATATTTTTCCAATAAACAGTTGAATTTGTCAATCCAAGAGTTTGTTGATCATACCAATCTGAAGGGGCAGATATAGTTGTGGTTGCATTAAATACACCAATTGTTGTTGTTCCACTGGAAGCTGGAGAATTACTTGCTAAAAGTAAAGTATCTTGTTGCAAACCATTAACATTAGTGGTTCCAAAACCAACAATTGCAGTAAGTGGAACTTGCACTCCATTATCTGCAACTGTTCTTACAACTTGTCCAACTGAATAACCAGCACTTGCAAATGGTGTTGAACCAGTAACACTAGGACCAGGAAGAACAATGGATGAAGCAGTTGCAACTACAGCAGAAATATTAGTAACTGTTGATGAATTGACTCTAACGAGAGTTCCTCCACTATTAATTCCTATGGAATCTGAAGACTTAAATTCGTATGTACCACCTTGTTGATAAGAAACTTCACTATCAACTCCACCAACATTTTTGCTGAGAATTTTTACGTCTATTGAACCAACATTAACTTGTGTGATAATTCCTTTTAAAACTCCAGTTTCCGATGAGGTAGTTCCTATACCAGCAAATCCTCTTGTGTATGATGTACTAACTCCATAACCAACAGCAAGACCAGTAGTAGCAATTGAAATCCTTTGGTCTGCAAGACTATCAACAATACAAACTTTTAATTTGTTTGCCCAAGAACCTGGATTTCTTGATGCCCAATACCAATCAGTGTCCGAAGTATGCTCAGTATCATAATCTTCTAATGATTCAATTTTTAAATTTGCTGATGTTGATGAAACCCCAGCATTTGCTGTTTTTAAATTGTCACCATCACATCTTACAACTCTTAGAATTCCACCATAAGAAAGAAAAGATGATGCACTCAACCAATATTCATATTGAGAATCTGAAGAAATCGGTTTTCCAAAAACATTAAGTAAATCATTTTCAGTTTCAATTAAAATAGGTTGATTGACAGGACCTTTTTGGAAAGGTCCGGCAATAGCACCCACCTGATTTGACCCAGCTGTAATTCCACCAACAGTTAAGTCAACTTCTCTAATTTTGACGCCAGGTGATACTAAATTTAACGCCATTTGTTTCCCCTCGTTAAGAAGTTCATTTTGCCTAGAAGTATTTATAAATTAGATACGTTACAATGGGGAAACCACCCGTGAACATTACCAATCTGGATATTCCCAATTTGGTATATTTCTAATTTTTTTCCTACTTTGTATAATTCTTTTTACTGTACAATTTTTACATTCATATGAATATGCTGACGGTATGTCCCCCCTTCCTTTGCGAGTTAAATAAAAACCATCAATTAAATCTTTTATTTCTTTACATACTCTGCATTTTCTCTCTGTTAAAAATAAGTGCTCTAATTCAAATTGGTCACTTATATTCATTTATCTGTATTCCCACATATATGATCTATCTCCATATTCGTCCAAATGCCATCTATCTCCATCTTCATCAACAAAAGAAGTTTCTTCACTTAATCCATCTGATAAAAATCCAAATGGTGCCATATCTTGTTCTATTTGATCCCTTTGATCTTCGTAAATTCTTTTACGAACATCGTTGTCAGTCATCTCTTTAAAATAGTCCTGAACGACCAACCAAGCAAAAATTACAAGACACATCGCAAGGTCATCATTGCAACCTTCTTCTGCCTCAAAAGATTGACTTTTTTGAATAAAAGTTGTCAATTCACTAATAATATCATAATCTTTTATTAATAATTTATCATCTTCAATGATTGTTTTTAAGTTTGAACATCCAACTTTTTTGACGGTTTTGGACATTTTAATTCCCAATTGAGTTTTCTTTCCGGAAAATCCTTGACCAACCAATTGACCTGCACGACCTCTCATAGAGCACATCAAAATATTGTCATATTCTAAATCAAAATGCAAAATACTTGATACCTGTTCCCCGATATCATTTACTTCAGTGAGGACAAATGCTTTATTATAAGCTTTTGCGACTTCGTGAATGATATTTGGAAAAAGCATAGGTTTAATTTCATTATTTCTATATTTTGCGACTACCTTATATGGGAATTGACTAATATCAAATACAATAAATGCAGAATAGTCATTACTCATTCCACGAGAAACATCTACAGTCATTAAATAAGTATTTTTTTCTTGTGGTTCTTCATAAACATCCAATCCTTTATTTCTGGTTAATGGATCATCATAAACCATCATTCTAAGTTTTGATGGAGTAATCAAAGTATCAACAGACCCCAAAAATTCGCACTCAAACTCTTGTGTGAATTGTCTTTCGGAAGTATTCGCAATTGTTTGCCGTTTCCACTCTGCATCTCTTCCAGGCACCGCAGACCAATGGACTTCTAGTGGAACATAACCATTCTTTCCTCTTTCTGCATCGTGCCAAAGTTTATAAAACATATTCATCCCATTTGGAGTTGAGATGATAATAACCTTTGTACTCTGTCCCGAAGAAATAGTAGGATACACAGAAGAGAAGAACTGCTCTGCAATATGATTTGGAATGAATGCAAATTCGTCCAAGAAAATAATATTAAAAGAGTTTCCTCGGACAGCAGAAGATGAGGTAGATGCTGCTACAATTTTGGAACCATTTTCAAGTTCCAACGAACCTTTATTCCAAGAACCAACACCCTGCTGCAACCACTTTGGTAAATTTTCATAAGATAATTGCAATCTACCTAAAAGTTCTCTTGCAGTTTCTGCTTTGTTTGCTAGAATTGCGATTCTTATGTTGTCATTGAAGAGAGCATAATGCAACAAATATGAAACAACAGTCGTAGATTTACCTGTTTGCCTTGGTAATTTTGCAATATTAAATCTATTCTCATGAAAGTTTGTAATCAATTCTTCTTGAAAATCATACATATCAAACGGAACTAATCCGTGATCAAGAGAGACAATTCTTACATAATTTTTTGCAAAATGAATTGGGTCACTTTTGCATTTTAAGTATTCTTGAATTTGTTCTGTCGTAAATTCAATTTGAACATTTTCTGCTTTTAGATTGGGATTTCCCTTATAATGTTTTTCCATCAATTATACCAATTTGTGTCATAACTTCTTGTTGCTTCAAATATAATTTAACAAATGATTTTGCTATATCTTTTACTTGTTCTATATTTTCGCAAGTATCTAATTCTCTTGAAATCCTTTCATATTCAAAATTTTTAGATAAACAATCAAGAATAATTTTATCTGGATCCATCTAATTCTCCTGTAAATAATAAAGGTTTTGTCGGGTCTTTTGGTGCAGGGTTGAAAGTTAAAACAATAGCACCTGGGTATATTTTTCTCAGTTCATAAGTCACCTGTGGTTTTGATGGTCTAGTGAATTGGGGGAAAAACATTTGAGATGAAAGAGATCTTCCTCTCCAATTAAAAATTATAGTATAAGTTGAACCTCTTGATTGTATTCTAGTATATATTTCTCGGATATTTTTTATTTTATTGTCAGAGTAATTATATTTTACTTCCTCATTTGCTGGATGGGGTCTATTTGGGTCATATTTTTTATTATAAATTTGAATCGTGGGAAATGTCGGTTCAACTGCAGAAGAATATAACAACCAATACTTTGGACCATATTTGCACTCTTTCATATATTCCATCTTTTGGCAGTTGGGACAATATCTCTTTTCCCCTTGATATATTGGTCCATCCCAATCATATGCAAGAGCATCAGTACTTTCTGTTTTTGTTCCCCAACTATCTGCACCAACCTTACGGCACTTAACCAAAGCACCAGAAGCATAAGCAGAAGGCCAAACCCTATATCTAGATTTTACTTTATGGTAGCAAGCATCTTTTTTCTCAATAATAGTTTCTTCTGTTGCAACATTAGTTGGTTTTGCAGAACCAGATTTTTGTGGTTGATTTGGATCTTTTTTATTTTTTCTTCTAAATGCTTTATCCTCTTCTTCATCTGATAAGTTTGCTGCCATCTTGGAACTTCCGCATTTTGGAGTAGAAGTTTGTCCAGGTTGACGAGCACAAGGAGCACCAGCAAATGGTCCACCAATCTGACGCCACCCCGGAACTTTTCTTCCAGTTTTGGGGTCTATTGCGTCGGATTTCCTAAACCAATCCCCAAGAGTTTCATCTCCAGATGCAGTTTCTTCTTTAATTTTTTCTGCTTTCTTCAATCTTGTATAATAATCGGGCAGTTCTTCTAAGTGTTGAAGGGCAATCATTTTTGCCATTCTTTTGCTTCCAGTATGTTCACTTTCTACTTTAATACCCATCTCTAATTGGGAACTTAAAGTTTTCATTGAGATTTTATGCTTTTTCGCAATCTCTTCTAAGGACATATATTTCTTAATGGGTCCCTTTGGGTCAGTTGCTTCTAAAAGAAATTGTGAAAAAGTTTTCATAGTTTTTGAACTATTTATTGTCGGCAAATCCTTGTTTGAGTAATTTTTGGAGATCCGCAGTGGAACCAATAAAAACAGAGTTATTAACGGTAGAAGGACCTCTAGTATCTTCTTCTTTAAGTTTTTTCATTTTATGCTGCAAATCAATTAACTTATCAGTCACATCACCAACATTTTTAATTAATTGACCTGCAACTTCATATGCTCTTGGACTATCACTTTGTTGTGCTAAATCCATAATACTATCAATTGCTTCTTGACCCTTTTCAATCAATGAATACAAATTTCCTCGTGTGTATTCATAATCCTTATCACTTTCTTCTCCAGAGATTGGTCTTGCTATTGCTTCTTTTGATTTTTTTACAATTTTTTTTGATACAGAAGTTGCTTCTATTTCTAATGCTTCGTCTATATTTTCAAATTTACTTGTCATAATGATACATCTATTCCTTTTGTTGGACTATAAATTTTTCCATCACCAAAATCAAAATAACTTTCATTAAATCCAAAATCATCTTCTGGTTCAACTAAACTATCATCAACCGCATTTATTACATCAATTGAAGAATTAATTAAATGCGGAACTGCCGTTGTTCCGTCTTGTCCCCTTAATACTGTTAAGTCATTTCCTTCAATAGATTTAATGAGTAATTCTTCTTTTTCTATCATAATGTAAGTATTTTCGCTCAGTAGTGAAGCATCAGAAACAGAAATTTTTGTAACATACTCATTAATATCTTCTGTTAGTGTATTTGTATTATCATTATTGTAATCTTTAATTGCTCTTGGTGTTGCTGTGTATCTCAACTGTCTTGATGAATTTTTTATATTTGTATCCGTATAGTAATCAACTTGCACTTTTTTAATTAAACCTTCTGTACTATCTGCAATTGGTCCAAAAATATAAGTTTTGGCAACAAAATTTAGAGTATAAACTAAAACTCTTCTTGTGGTAAAGTCACTTTCGTAATTATCTTCCATTTGAATATTTTCCAATATCATTGGAACATCTTTTTTTTCTCCAATGGATGATACTAAATCAATAGTTAAACTAAATGATGGTTGGAAAAATGGCAAAATTTGCTCCAAAATTTGGAGCATATCATCATTATATTTTGCCATTATGCTTAATTTTATTCCCAAATTGTATGGGACTGGCATATAAACTTTTATTGCTTTATTTTGATTCTCGGAATTTAATGTTTTGAATGTTTGTACCGTAGATACCTTTCTGCTTGCATCATAATTGATACTAGTTAATTCAAAAGACATACGAGGAAGAGTCAATGCAACTCTTTTTCTCAAGTCTGGCTTCTGTTCTAATCTTGCTAAAAACTTCTGTATTGGTCCATACGCAATGGGAACTTTGATTAAACTATAATCAGTTCCATCTTGCTCTTCGTGTTTGATTAAAATATTATTAAAAAGCGTACCAAAAGATATAACCGTCTTTCTTATAATTTCGTGATAACTATAATTTCCTAACATAATCAAACACTTTATAATTATTTAGTAATTAATAACTAGTAATCACCAAATGGATTTCTTTGAGAGAAGTCTAACATTGAATCTGATTCATTTTCTATTTCAGTATTTTGAGCATATGGGTCATACAAATCATCAGATTGAATTGAAAATACTTTATGAGTTGCATTAGAACCAACTATTAATTCACCAAGAGCAAAGTTTCCATTTGCAATTGAAACTTTAAGGACTTTGGTGTCTGCATCCCAATCTTTAACATATGCTGTTGTCCCTGTAGAAACTCCTCTGATTGACTCATTAAATATAAAGTTTCCAGTGGAAGTTCCAACAGGAGAGGACAATGTAATAGATGGGAGTGAAGTGTATCCAGCACCGGTATTTGTATACCTAATTGCTGTAACTATTCCGGAAGAATTTATAAATGCCAATGCAGTTGCATTTGTGCCACCAGAAGGTGCAGAAGATATTGAAACAGTTGGTGCAGAAGAATATCCAGATCCATTAGTTAATATTGATATTTGTCCAAGAGAACCATTAGAAATGACTGCTGTTGCGATTCCACCAGTTCCAGTATCACTTAATATTTCAACTTTTGGTGGTACTGTATATCCTGCTCCAGGATTTATGAGTAAAATTTTATCTATAGAGCTACCATTTCTTGGTGGTCTATATGTCATAATTGCAACTGCTGATGCGTCTGTTCCACCAACAGGTGCTTTTTCAATACGAATTGTTGGAGTTGTCAAATACCCAGTTCCATCATTAATTAGATCAATATATTGAAGAGAACTTGGTGATGGTAAATTTGAAATACTTGCAGATGCAGCAGTTGCACCGGAACTTACCATTGTAATTGTTTGAATATACCCAAACTCTTGAACAGATTTATCAATTTCTTCAATTGTTGTTGAAATGTTTTCATCTTCATATTCAAATATCTCACACTTCAATTGATAAACATATAAATTATTCAATTGATAAAATGGTTGTTTTCCTTCTACATATTTAATTTCAAACAAAGAATTATCAAGAGGAAAATAAATAAGGTCTCCTTCTTGTGGTCTTGTAGCAACTTTTACTTTTTGATCTGAAACCAAAAATGGGGAAATAAAATCTTCATATCTTTCTTTTGATATGATTAAATTTAATTCATCCGTTGTTCTTACTCCAAATTTACTTAAAATATCACCTTGTCCCCCAAAACCTTCAAAATTCATTACATATGCTTCTATTCTAAAACTATCATCAAACTTAGAAACAATTGCCTCTTTAATGATAGATTTTTCATTAATTAATTTTCTTGGCATATAAACAACATCTTGACCATACATTCTCAATTGCTCATTGATTAAGTCTTGGACAAGTCTTTGTTCACTTGATGAACCGTGTAAGAAATAAGGATTTAATGGTGACATTATCCGATCATATCCATTGGTGGTAATTCATATTCATTATGAAGTTTTTCTTCAAGTTTTTCTATTTCCAAAATTGCATCATCATAAATTTGTCTTCCATTTAAAGTAATTCCGCCTGGAAGTTGGACACCATTAAATTTAATGAGATTTTGACCCCACTGCCTTTTAATGAGTGCAGTTAAATATTTTTTTATCCACCAGTCATTGTAAACTTTTGGAAAATCTGATGGATCAACAATTCTAAAGCAATCAATAATAATATAACTATTTTCATTAACCATAGCCCAATCAATATCCAAATATAATCTGTGTTGTTTTTTATTGAATCTCAATTGAACATCTGGAGTGATAATTCTACTAATATCTTCAAGATGAGTTTTTACCATTGCATAATTTAACAGGTCCAATGCTCCATAATAATATAAATCATTCAAAAATAACTGATATTTTATATTAAACAACCCACTGGATATTGTATTTGCATCTGATTTAAAGACATTAAATACTCCAATTACAGTATCTGGTAATTTTATAAAATTATTTGATTCCTGAAAAGAAATTGCTGTAATTCCAACACCACTAGTTGCAGTGGTTGTAGAAACTCCTGTTCTTATTGTGGTTTTTTCTTCGGGAGTTAATTTGTGTTTTAAATATACTCTTTCTATTCCATCAAAATGCCTTTCATTAAAATATTGAATTGCATCGTCAACCAAATCATCAATTTGATCTTCATCAACGTTTATTTCCAAAACTGGATATCCCAGTTTTCTCAAACAATAATCAATTAATCCCTGCCTTGTTGATGGTTGAGCCATTTTTTACACCGTTGTTGTAATTCCTGCTGTAACTAAAGCACTTCCTTCAATAACTCTAGTTTTTAATCCTGATGAATTATTTTTTATTAAAACATCATAAGAATATCTTCCTGGTTTTAACGATGCAGTAATACTAGATCCCAAAGAAATGATTATTTGACCTTGAGTTGGAGGGGAGACAATAGAAGCATTGAAATTTGCTGCTGTTGTCAGAGATAATGGACTTTTTTTGATCATTGAATACACACTATAGTTAGTCAAATTAAAAGCAGAATCTGATTCATCACTTTCAAGAAAAAATGATTCACTAAAATCAGAACCAGAAGGAATTACTATATTGACTACGTATATAGACATTATATTAAA